GTCAGTTCGTAACCAAACTGACTTATTTTTGTTTGGAGTTAGTAATTTCAATGCCTGTACGAATCGAAAATCGGATTTTTCTAATAAACTTCTAATGACCTTCAATTTTCTTGAAAAATGTCTCTTCTATATTATCAGCCAAGTTCTGCTTCATATTCTCAGTTACATGCTGATAAATCTGTTGAGTTGTGGAGATCTTGGCATGGCCTAGCATAGCCGATACAGTTTTTATATCTATGCTGCCATCCTCAAGCATAAGCGTGGCAAAGCTATGTCGCAGATCATGGAATCTGATATGCGGAAGTCCAATTTCATCTAATATCTTTACAAACTGAGTATAAAGGCTCTTTGGAGTGTACGGTTTTCCGAGACTGTTCCAACACAAATAATCTTCTTTATTAAAATCAGGGTTAGGCATACGGTTTATGCGCAGCTGGCGCAGATGTTTGTCTAACTCTTTTCTTGTTGTTTGAGGAAGCTTAAACTGTCTTGTTCGCTCTGTCTTTGTACTTTTTAAATTACCTTTCCTATCCATAGACTGCCCAATTCTAAGATAGCCTTCCTTGGATGAGTAATCAATGATTTTAAGCGCAGATATTTCCCCTTGCCGAGCTCCTGTGGTTATAGCCAAGAGCATAGGCATGTAATATCGCTTATCCTTTATATAATTAAAAAATATTTTGCATTGGTCTATATCCCATACCTGCATCTGTTTCTTGTTCACCTTTGGAAGTTCGATGTCGGTGCTTGGATCATACTGTATTAATCTCCACTTCTTAGCTTGCTTCAATGCATTGGAGAGTACAATATAATGCTGCTTGATTGTCCGTGGAGCTTTTTCTTCTGACTCAAGCTTTGAGATATATTTTTGTATTAGAAGCGGGCTCACCTTATCAATTTTATAGTGAGAAAAGTATGGATTTATCGAATTCTTAATAATGCTTTTGTATCTCTGAATTGTATTATATTCTAATTTCTTCTCAGCCTGCTTCATATATTCGTCTAGAAGATCATACATGGTCATGTTCTTTGGATCTGCATAAAGACCTGTTTCTATTTCATATTGCTTTTTAGTCAGCTCTTTCTCTGCTTGCTTTTGGGTATTGGACTCTACACAAGGTATCCACTTTTGCTTCTTGTTGCCTTCCTCATCCATCATGTATATGATCATGTACCATTTATTTCCCTTCTTGGTTACGCTGCCGTTCATTATTATCAAACACCTCCTGATTCAATTTTACGTCAGAATCAGTGGTATTAGTGGAGGTATATTGTTCCATGTCGGATATACCGACCGGTATATTTTGGAATATTATAACTCCATTACGCTTTATCTGTAGTACACCACAAGGTATTTCATGCAACAATATATTGCACCCCCTCATAAAAAATAATCGAACATGTGTTCGCATTTTGTTCTTTAATTTTATCATCTTTTAGTAAATATTACTACAGTATAATTCTCATATTGTTAATTTACTAATATGAATTCTATTATTAAATCTCTTTTCCTTTCAGTAGTTTCAAGTTCTGTTCGGTACATCCGACAATTAGCCATAAATCGTAAGACTTTATTCGACAAATTTCTCATTTTGTATAAAAAAAAGATGGGTCTACTCATAAGAATAAATCCATCTAAATATTTTGTACCTTTTTTCGCATTTCATATCTAGCTATCTCAATAATGCATCCAATGGTTGGCTTATTAAATGTACCGCCTGTAAACTCTTTTATTTTCGCTAATACGGTTCCACCATTTTGCAGCCGCCCAAATATATCATTTTTAATAATAAAATCTTCAGGCAAGAATCCTATATCATCACCGTTCACCCTTTTTATGATAACTGATTTAGGATAATTGTCCATAGGATAAGGAGTTAATATAACTATTTCTCCAATATTACAAGTCTTAATTATCTTTTGTCTGCTTTTACCTAGTTCGCTTGTATGACTAACACCGGCAACTCTAGTGTCATAAATACGAAGAAGTTTATTTCCTAGTGCGTCTCGCTCTGGGAATGAGTATTCGAGTTCATCTTCGATAGGAAGAACATTGGTTTCGGACACAAGTTCATCGGGCAAAGTCTCATTAGCTTGATTTCCAATTAAAAGTGATACTAATTTATTAAGTATTCCCACACAGATCACTCCTTAATAATGATGAATTATAACTATTTTTTAAACTTGCTAAAATCCATACCCATGTCCTTAAGCTGCTCCAACAGATCAATAACCTGTTCATGCGTTAATCCATCTGGATATGCCTTTTTATCAAGTGTAAATTCATATTCATCACCATTTATCTTATGAGTAGCTAAATATGCATCTTTAGTGTCAACTCTTCCAAGTAAATAATCAAGTGACACATCAAAATAATCAGCAAATGCTACCAATGCATCTATTTCAGGAATCCGTTTATCATTTTCATATTGAGAAATGGCAGACTTTGAAAAATTATAATTATGTTTTTTATTAAAATTGTTTGCTAACTCTTCTTGGTTCATATTACTTGCCAGTCTCAGCTGCTTAAATCTTTGTCCAAAAGTAGGCATAAACTCACTCCTTTACATAGATAGAGATATATATATTATATAATAAGTTAACAAGAATAAAATATAGTTAACAGCAATGTAATAAATAATTAAAAAATAGTACAAAATAAGCTTGACAGTTTCGTTTGTGTTAACTTATAATAAATATGTAGAAGTTAACACAAATAGAACTAAGGAGGTAAAATAATGGCTAAAAAAAATCTGAAGTTAAAAGAACTTAGACAAAAGGATAAAGTCACACAAAATGAAGTAGCACAATTGCTAGGTATTTCAAAGCCTGCATACAATCAAAAAGAAAATGGGAAGAGATCTTTCACTGTTAAAGAATGCAAAAAAATTTCTGATCTCTTTGGCGAACCAATTGAAGTAATTTTTTTTGCAGAATAAGTTAACGCGAACAGAACCAACTGAATATAGTATTCCTCAAAAGTAAATTTACATGATGGAATAAATTTCAATGGAGGTTACCGGATGTGAAATTGAAAATTTCAGAAATTCGGATGAGGAGACATTGGAATCAGAGCAGACTAGCAAAAGAAAGTGGAATCGCACGCAGTTACATAAGTGAATTAGAAAGAGGCTTATATGACCCAAACTTAAAGACAATATGTAAGCTATGCAAAGCTCTAGGCTGCACACCCAATGATTTGATTGATTGTGATGAATGTGAGGATTAGTAAAGGGGATCTCTTCTAAGGAAGATGATTTGATGAACTATATTGTAGAAATAAATGCTTTTCATGATTGGCTCGAAACAAACCCTATGTCTGAACATGCACGGTTGCTTTGGTTCATGCTGATGCATATCAACAACAAAGCAGGTTGGCAACGAGAGTTTACAGTAGCCATATCAGCCCTTGAATTCAAATCGGGAATGAGCAAAAAGACCATCGAGAGAGCACGCAATGAGCTGGCTCAAAAAGGAAGGATAACTTGGAATTCACGCTCCGGGAATCAGTCAGCAGTGTACCGCCTTGTGAGTCTGATAGACGCACAATGTGTCTCACAAACTGTCCCGCAAGTTGTCTCACAAGTTGTCGTGCAGACAGGCCCTATTAATAAACTAAACAAAACTAAACAATATAATAAGCCTGCAGCAAGACCTAGCTTTAGTAATTTTAAGGGCAGACAATATGATGCAGATAGGCTTGAAGAGATTCTTATAGCAAGGAGTAGGAATGAACTTAATAATTAGGGTCAAGGCTTGGATAAAAATGTGACTTAGAAGGAGGTTTTAAAATGAGTGAACTTTTTGAAAACTTAACCAAAACGGAATATGTGATTGACCAGAGCGGTATTAAGATTCCACATAGTGATTTTGACCGCCCAACAGATTATTATGATAAGTTGCGCGACAAAACATACACAGGCGATGAGTATGTTAGCATGTGTGCATTTAAGGATAAAAGTACCGCTTTGTATGATAAGCGATGGAAATCAGCGAAAGCAGTAATAGACCTAATAGCATCCGAAATTGACATAGACCCGGAAAAGTGCGGGTTAAACTTGTACGCGCTTGACCAAAGGTGCGGAGAGTTTGAATCACCATTAGTTAATAAAATACGTGAGTGGTTTGATAAATCCGGGGAAAAAGTTAAGTTGAAGAAACGGATATCAGAACTGGAGGCTCAGATTAATATGCTGCAGACCTTACTTAAAGGATAAAAATGGTGCGCATCACAAGATTTTTAGGAGGGATATTGTGGCAGATAAAAGGCAGAATGTAATTTGTGCAGGAGAAGATGGCATTTGCTTGTTTTGCGATATAGGGGAGTCATTAGAAGATGCTGATTTTTGTGAGTTTGACAGTCTGAGAACTGAAGATGGTTGCCCGGGGTTTACATGTAATGAGCAATGCAGACTTTGCCCAAGTGATTGTGAGTTCTTGGGATAGGCACATCACAAAAATAAAGAGCAGGAGGTGAAGCCATGGAAGAAAAGAGACTTGCATACAGACCATCAGAAGCTGCACAGATGATTGGTGTTGATAAGCAGACACTAACAAACTGGCTAAATAAAGGAATAATAAAAGGTTGTAAGATAGAGGGCTGCTGGGTAATCAACATCAATGAGATTAATAGGGTTATAGGTATAGAAAATAACAGGCCTGTACTAAGAGATATTAACTCAGAATACAGAAAGTGGTTCGCAGGACTCAATGAAAAAGACAAACTAACAGAGATAGACAGACTACTACATAGTTAACATTATCCTCAGAAAGTACGAACCATCCTGTGTGTTCTGTGGACAAGCTAACGACATCATAGTTCACAAGGGTAAGAACAGCTGCAGCATCTGTAGATCTGAAATGAAAAAATAGGAGATGAGGTGAAAAACTGATGAAAAAATTCAGGCTCATAAATAGGACAACCATTCCATACATAAAAGCTTTTGTTTTGGGTCTTTTGATTTTACCTATAGCTTTTAAAGCAGCTTCCCTGGAGCGGGGATATCACGCAGCTGGTGGAGAACTGCTAATCCCTTTCTTGTTCATTCTTATTCAGGCTCTGGCAAATGAAATTAAAACCTTTGTAAAAGAGGTGGTAAGGTGAAGCACGGGAAGCGGCCAAGAGTAAAACAGAAAATATTTATCGAAAGCCATAAGCTGGATCCTGATAATTGGTTGGTTGTTAAGGATACTCCGGACATCATGGAAATAGTAAATCGGAAGTCCAGTAGAAGAAAGATATTAAATAAAAAGTAAGGAGGTGTTAGATTGTATATTTGTCCAGAATGCGGAGCACATCTTGATCCAGGAGAAAAGTGCGATTGTGACGAGGGAGCTGAGATTGCTGTACAGGATACGCTTTCCATTGATAACGAAAAATAGGATGTTTTTATAGAATGCATAAATAGGAGGTTGAAGATGAGTCTTGTTATAGAGTTACAAGAAGCTCAAGAAAAACTTAAAGAGTTTATTGATGAAAGTGGTTGGACCATAGAAATGAACAAAGACAGTTACCCAATTACTTTTACTTTTACCAATGGGCAAACATCAATGTTTGCTGATGCAGAGGAGCTGCCAGAGATTAAGTTTATATTCAAATCTGAAATACAGTATGTATTGAATATTCCTGATGATATGAGAGTTGATGAGAAGTTCTTCAATAAGCTGAAAACCTTAAGTAAAGAAGTTCATAGGCTATATCTATTACATTGGTTCAGTGAGAAAGACAAGCGTTATAGCCTTAGCTGGAAGCCAATGTTCAAGACTATCAACGGAGATCACGTTGGACTGTTGAAGAAAACTTACAGGCCATAGGAGGGGTAATATGGCGCGGGATCAAGCTAAGGGTAAATGAAAAGCACCTTGTATCTACCAAATACAAGGTGCTTATGACTAAAGACTTTGGATAAAACTGTTATAAATCCTAATAAAAGCATAGCAGTTTTACGGCATAAAGTCAATCAAAATACGCTGTATTTGAGCGTATTGCGGGCTTGTAATGGGTATTAATTTATCAACGTAATGATACATTTAACCCTTAAATATTAAAAGCAAGGGGGAATGAAAATAGTATGCCGTTTAGCAGTGAAATATATTTAGATATTTTTGATAAAGCATTTGAAGATGGTAAAGAAGAAAAATTTGAAAATTTAAGAAGCAAGGATATTTTTACATATAGGGTCAAAACAATTAAATCTGGAAAGATGCTTGAAAGTGAAATTTATCCATTATGGAAAAACAGAAGTGAAGCAACCAGGGCAAAAAAAGAAATAGAATCTCGCAAGGTCCAAAAAAACCTAAACGATAAAAATGCCAAGAAAAATATTATCAGGAAAATCAATACCAATTTCACAGATGAAGATTTAGCAATTGACCTTACCTATAAAGGATCTCCTCCGGATGAAGAGCAGGCAAGAAAGGATATACAAAATTACATACGCAGGGTAAGAGAGTATCGCCGAAAAAATGGATTGCCTGAGCTAAAGTACATATATGTCATTGAATTTGATACTGATGGGAAAAAAAAGAGAGTTCACCATCATATGCTGATGAATTCAATGGATAGGGATGTAGCGGAAAAACTTTGGGGAAAGGGGTATGCAAATGCCCGCCGGCTGCAGCCTAATGAATTCGGATTAGAAGGCATTGCCAGATACATCACCAAGGACCCAAAAGGTACCAAACGATGGTGTGCTAGTAGAAATTTGCAAGAACCCAAAATTACAATAGCAGATCACAAAATCACGAAGCGGCAGGCCGAAAAAATAGCCAAGAATCAGAATGATGCAGCTGCCATCTTTGAAAAAATCTATAAAGGCTATAAGTTCAACGACATAAATGTGAAATATAGCGATTATGTCTCAGGTGCTTACCTATATGCAAGGATGAGGGTGAATGAAGCGGCAGAAAGCAATAAAAGGAAGAAGCAGGAGCGGAATCCGGCAAAAGGGGGGAAGGACAGATATGAAGCTAAAGCCTTGTATATGGACAAGCTGCCCTGATAACTGGCAGGGGCTTTGTTCTAAGAAATGCGAGTATAGGAAGGTAGACGATGATAACGAAAAGCAAGTAAAGGAGTTGATCCCATGAAGAATACACTGACTGATTTAAATAACTATCTGTTTGAGTCATTGGAAAGGCTTTTAGATGAGGATATGAGTGAAGAACAGATGCAAAAGGAAATTACCAGAAGCCAAGCGGTAACGGCTGTAGCGGAAACTATCATACAAAATGGTGAACTTGCACTTAAGACTATGAAGCATCTCAATGAATATGGAATAGAGACTCCTAAAGGATCTATTCCACCGATGCTAGAGGCAAAGTAATGAAGAAATACTCGAAAGAAGTAAAGGACTTTATAGAAGAAAATGTTTTAGGAACAACGACTAAGGAATTGATTAAGCAAGTAAATGCAAAATTTGGAACAGACTTTACAGAATCGGAAATGAAGTCCTATAAATCAAACAATAATCTTAAAAGCGGAACTCCGTTAGGATTACCTGCGGGAAGACCAACAGAGTTATATCCTGAAGAAGTAAAGAGGTTTATTGCAGAGAATCACACCGGCATAGGACCTAAAAATATGGCAGAATTGCTGAATAAGACTTTCAATAAGAACTATACTACGGCACAGATGAAGTCATATTACAGCAACCACAACATTAATAGCGGTTTATCTGGGTACTTTTCTAAAGGGCACACGCCACAGAACAAAGGCCAAAAGGGATATCATGCACCAGGGAGCGAAAAGGGATGGTTCAAAAAAGGGAATATACCAGTAAATCACAAGCCGGTAGGGAGCGAGCGCGTAGATGTTGATGGATATACTCTCATCAAGACGGCTGAACCGAATGTTTGGACGCTAAAACACAAGGTAATCTGGGAAGAAAAGAACGGTAATGTTCCGAAGGGGTATGTCCTTACATTTCTTGATGGAAACAAAGGTAATATAACACTAGAAAACATTGCCCTTATAACTATGGCTGAATCATTGGAAATGACACGATCGAATTTGAGAAGTGATAATCCTGAATTCACAAAGACAGGGATTCTTATAGCAAAAGTAAAGGCAGCTGGTAGAAAATGTACAAAAAAAGCAAAATGACAGTCTGAACAAAATGAATAACAGCACAGAATTAAAAATAATTTTTGAAGGGAGAAAAATATGATACAAAATATTGAAATATCAAGAATTCATCCCCACTATGATAATCCTCGAAGAGACCTCGGAGACCTTACTGAGCTTGCAGAGAGTATTAAAAATAGTGGGATTTTGCAAAATCTAACAGTAGTACCGTGGTTCTCAAAAATCACAGGGGTTGGTGCTGATGATCCTAAGCAGCAGGAAGAAATGGGATATATAGTTGTTATTGGCCACCGTCGCCTCGCAGCTGCAAAGCTTGCCGGACTAACAGAGGTACCATGCGCTATATCAAGCATGAACTTACGTGAACAAGTTGCAACAATGCTGCTTGAGAATATGCAGCGTAGCGATCTGACTGTATGGGAACAGGCGCAGGGATTCCAAATGATGCTTGACCTGGGCGAAACAGTTGTTGATATTTCAACAAAAACAGGCTTCTCCGAAACTACAGTGCGCCGAAGAATGAAGCTACTGGAGCTGGATGGAGATAAATTTAAGAAGTCAGTTGAACGCGGAGCCACCTTAATGGATTTCGTTGAACTGGATAAGATAAATGATCTTTCCCTGAGAAACAAAGTCCTTGATAAGATAGGTACTCCAAATTTCAAGTGGGAGCTGCAGCAGGCTATTGATAAAGAAAAGAATGAAAAAAATAAGGCCATAATAGTTGCCGAGCTACAGAAATTTGCGAAAGAAATCAAAAGTGGTAATGGATTAATATGGGTCAAATGCTATCATACCTCACAGGTTCCTGATATAACTGCACCAGATGACGCTGAAACTGTAAAATATTTCTTTCAAGTATCGGAATATGGCAGTATCACCTTATATAAGAAGTCAGAGAACAATGAAAGCCCAGCTCCGGGTAGTTCAGTACAGGATGAGAAACAAAAAGAATTTAGAGAGCGACGTGCTGCTTTGGAAGAGATATCAAAACGAGCCTATCAGCTCAGGAGCAATTACATTAAAGAAATATCAAATACTAAGGCAAAAAAGAATATGGGCTTAATCATTGAGTATTTCTTGCGCACCATGGTGTATGAAGATTACTACAATTGCGATTATGAGGAATTTACTAAATTTCTTGATATTGAGATTAATGAAGACGAGGAATGGAGCTATGACGATATTGCAGAACGTGTCACAGCACAGCCTGAGCGTCATATGCTTGTCGCAACCTACTTAATGCTTGATTCTGAAAGAGAATATTATTATAACTGGAGCAATCAACATCTAGCCAATGAGACGCTAAACATGGTATATGATTTTCTAGAAAAGCTAGGATATGAGACATCTGAAGAAGAGCTTGCACTGCGCAACGGTACACACGAGCTGTTTCAAAGTGCAAATGGAGATGTTGCATAAACACAAGATTGATGTAAACTAGGAGGATTAAAGCATAATGATAGGTTTAATAGATGTAGATGGAAAACTTCCTAATCTTGCATTGATGAAAATCAGCAGCTTTTATAAATCCCTTGGGGAGCGGGTTGAGTTTGTAAAGCAGGGTGCTAAGTACACGAAGATATACGCCAGCTGTTTATTTTCATGGAATAGACATGAGTGTGAAAGGATTCTAAGTGTATATCCGGAAGCGGAAATCGGTGGCACTGGTTGGGACCTGAATAAAACACTTCCAGATGAAATTGAAAGCTGCCGGCCGGATTATGAACTTTATACAATTGAGGATATATTGCCGAGAATAAAAGGCGGAATAGCATCGAAGGAAAGCAAAATTAAAAAGGCAGAAATAATTATTAATGCAGGAATGGGATTTACATCAAGAGGATGTGTGAGAAACTGTGGATTCTGCTTTGTGCCTCCTAAGGAAGGACAGTTTCATCAGGTATCTAGTATAGGAGAGCTGTTAAATTCAAAGAGTGATGTTTTAATATTGATGGATAACAACCTCACTGCTGATCCAAATGTACTGGACAAGCTTAAGGAGATAAAGGAACGAAACTTAATAGTTGATATTACTCAAGGGATTGATGTGAGGTTACTTACTCCAGAGATTGCAAAAGCATTATCTGAGATAAAACATTTGAGAAGCGTCCACTATGCATGGGATTTAATGGGTTACGAAAAGCAGGTAATGGAAGGAATCAAAATATTATCGCAGCATGTCAAGCTATATAAGCATCTCTGCATGATGCTGACCGGTTACAACACAAATTTCGAAGAAGACATGTACCGGTTCAGAAAGCTTGTAGAGCTTGGGGTAAAACCTTATGTAATGCCATATAACAAGACTTACCCGACAAAAAAACATCATTGCTTTGCAGGCTGGGTGAATAGTAGAAAACATACGATATGCAGTTTTGAAGAGTTTGAACCATGGGTTAAAGCTCAATCTAATTCAGGTCAAATTAGTATGTTATTAGACTAAGCAGAAATTATTTGAAGGGAGAAAAGCATGAAGATATATATTGCCGGTAAAATTACGGACAACCCTAATTTTAAAGAAGAGTTTGCGGAAGCGGAAAAAACCATTAAGGCTGAAGGGCATACAGTTATGAATCCCGCTATTCTACCTCCGGGATTCGAACACCATGAGTATATGGAAATCTGTTATTCAATGATTAACATATGTGATGCTATAGCACTACTTCCTAATTGGGAAGATAGCAAAGGCGCGAAAATGGAAGAAGCTTATGCAAAGCTTAATACAAAGCAGATCTATTTCTATAACCCAATGGAACAAACCTTAAAAAGCTCTTTAGACTGTAAAGGAGATTGCACAGAATGCGGTATATATGGAGAACGCTGCTGCAGAGAATGTGAAGATAAATATAAATGTCCTATAAAATGTCAGTTTCTAAAGAATGAACTGGGGGAGCCTCATTTATATGAGGATAAATAACATAAGTGAACTGCCTGAGCACCTAAGAAAGCAGGTAGAGCAACAGATAGGACCTGTTAAAAAGAAAAGCAAACATAACAATGTAAAAACCTTAGTAGGTGATGAGCTGCTGGATAGCGGGAGAGAAGCTGTGAGGTATGGTGAGCTTCTTCTCCTGCATCAAGTAGATGAAATAACAGCTCTACAGCGGCAAGTATGGTTTCTATTGGAGCCAAAGAGTGATAAAAACAATGCAACCTATTACATAGCAGACTTTGTATATTTCGATTGTAGGCTTAAAGAATGGATTGTAGAGGATGCGAAAGGCTATAGAGATCAAGTTTACATCAACAAGAAAAAAGCTATGTATAACAAGTATGGTATCGATATAAAAGAAGTATAGGAGGTCGAATTATGAATAATTACATATCAAGAGAAAAGTTAATAAATATAATCCTTATGATGGTGATAGTAGCAATGTTGTTTGTAATAGCAATACTGCTTATGCAAAATGAAAATCTGGAATTGCAAGCAGTCAATGAAGAGGAACAAGTAGAAGCACCGAAGATTGTTTTCGGGAAATATACGCTTATTCATTATCCTAACAGTGGCTGGACTAATGCAATCTATATAACAGAATACTATAAAATTGGACAAGACCTATATTACAAAGAAAAAGGAAGTACAGTATTTAAGCCGATTTGGTTCCCTAATATACTGCCAGTAGATGGATGGATAGAGGAAGAGCAGCTTGCTGACTATGGCTATTGGATATCCGAGATGGATTTTGATTAAGGCGGTGGAGTGAATGAATAAGAGCAAGATTGAATGGTGTGATTATACCTGGAATCCTGTTACCGGCTGTTTACATGGTTGCAAATATTGTTATGCAGAAAGGATTGCAAATAGGTTTGCTTCCAAAGTCTACACAAAAAACAAAAACAATTTTGCAATAGATTTAAAATCTGACTTACACATACCATATAAATCTAACGAAGGAAAAATTGAACCGTATCCAGCGGGTTTTCAACCGACATTCCATCGGTATAGACTTGATGAACCAAAGCAAAAGACTAAACCTTCAAGGATATTTGTTAGCAGTATGGGTGATCTATTCGGGGAATGGGTGCCTGAGGATTGGATAAAACAAGTATTTGAAACAGTAAAACAGTGTCCGCAGCACACATTCATGTTTCTAACAAAGAATCCGAAGAGATACTTGGCATTATTAGCTACTTACGGAAGCGGCTTTTTTCCAACAAATGCTCTATATGGAGCTTCTGCAGATTCTAAGGACATGCTATATGCAGCAAGAAATGTGTTTTATGATATTGTGGATCACAATGACGAATGGGGAAGCAATATAAAGACTTTCTATTCTATAGAACCACTGCTTGAAGATATGGAGGATGAGTTTAAATATGATCATCTAAAGGGACAACCTTTCGACTGGTGTGATTGGGTTATAGTAGGAGCTCAGACAGGACTAGGAGCAGTAGCACCAAAAGCGGAATGGGTACAACACATCATTGATGCATGCAGACATGAAGGAGTGCCAGTATTTCTAAAAAACAATTTGAACTGGCCAGAGCAAATACAAGAGTATCCTGAAGAGTAACATAAAACGAATTAAATGTGAATTAGAGAAAGGGTGAGAGTAATGGCAAGATGGTGTAATCATTATAACTGTTGGTGTAGTGACGCAAAGGATATTACTGACGGCATGGGTGATTGCGATTATATTTGTACTGGTTGCATAGAGAGTGAGGAAGTAACAGCGAGGTGTGATCATGAAATATAAACCAGAAGATTATAGTATAAGCGATACTGGGTTTTACGGTCTTGATGATGGGAACATCGAGCATTATGAAGAAAAGTTAGTGAAATGTCGTAAGCCACATAAGTGTATGGCAGGGTGTGAGAAGGAAATTCCCGTAGGGGAATATGCCATTAGAGAATCAGGATTCATGGATGGAGTGCCTGTATCATCATATACTTGCACAGATTGTATGGATAAGTGGCTTGATGAAATTTTAGCCAATGAAGAATAAGTCGCATTTCATGATCACTGTGGCAAGGAGGCGGCAAAGATGGCACACATAGAGACATGGTATCGCTGCCCTGTTTGTAACCAAGCATACGGAAGTCAAGGAGAAGCTATCGATTGCAGAAATGCTCATCTTATTGTGTCTGAAAGGTGGGCGGTTGGTAAAGGTGGTAAAGCGGTACGGATAAATGATAATTGCTCTATAAATGGGTACGGTGGTATAAACTGGGCGCTGAAAGAAGCCGACATGAGCGACTTGGTGGAAGTCCGTAAGCTGCAGTTGAAGGAGCGTAACTCATAGTTTGAATAAAATATGTAATGAAAGGATGATTAGAATGTCAGATAAAAAAGTATGTCCTTGGTGCAATATGAACATCGAAGAAGGTCAAGAAACAGTTACAAATGGCGGTGGAGACCAAACAGGAGGAATTGTTGAGGATTGGCACAAGAATTGTTTTGATGCATCAGAGGAACATGAACGAGACAATGGCTTACGCAGTTAGTTGCACATAACAATAATTATGTGAGGGGAGTAAACCTATGATTGATGAGGATCTTAGGCAAAGGATGGAAGCGGCATATCTGCATGGCAATAAAAAGCTTGCTCTGGAATTAAGTCAAGAACTTGATGAGCAAGTGGCTAAGGAACAAAATAGAAAGCTTTTGAAAGGTATGCAGCGATCTAGCCAAATAGATGTCTTAATAAGTAAAGAACAGTATTAACCAATATATAAGTTAGGGGGTATCTTTATGAGTCCTGATGTAAAGAAATTAGTTGTACAAGCAGTGGTACAATACCTAAATGGAGATATAGAATTATTCAGAAAGTGGACAGCTCAGGCATATAAGGAATATAGGAAGCGGCAATATGAGGATCGTCTCCATGCTTCTGTGGCGGAGATACTTAAAGCAAAGGGAGTAAATGTTTCCGCTACTATATTGAGAGGTAGAAGGGGGCGAAAACCTTGGCAAAGCAATATGCAGATGCCGCATTCTATGAATCAAAATTAAAGAAGGTAATGGAGCGCTTCAATATCAAAGATTATAACTATGACTGGGGAAGGCATGGAGCTTGGATTGAGTTTCGGTACAAAGGAGATCTTTATAGATTCGACCATAGTGTGGAGAAAGCAAAATCAAGAGGAGTTAATCTCTCCTATGGCTCTGATGCGTTTGCACAAATTGTTCTGGCTCTTGAAGATTTAGCAAGGATGGTGGAGCGAGGTATATACGACCTACAAACATGGGTAAGCGGAATGAAGTACCTTCCTCCGGTCATAGAAGTACCAAGCTTTTTCAAACTCCTTGGCTTTGAAACTATACCGGCTTCTGAAGAAGATATTAAAACAAGATACCGAACATTAGCAAAGCAGCTGCATCCCGACGGTGGGGGAGAAAGTGATGACTTTATAAATTTAACTAAAGCAGCAGAAGAAGCAGTAAAATATTTGAAGGCAATAGAATAAGTGAGGTGAAGGCTATTGGATTGTCCATATTGCAAAACAGAAATGTTTGAGCATAAAGATCATAGCACTTGTCCTGCGTGTTTTACTGAGGTATGGCCTGGTGAGATACAGAAGGAGCGTGAAGAATATAATACAAAGAGAAAAAGAGAATTATATAGTTTAGCAGCTCAGGCTACAGCATTGAATTCAAAGACTCCATTGCCTCCTGGAGAACCAACATACAAAGGCGGTTCAAAGAGTGGGAAGAGAAGGAAGAAGAAACCTAAAAGAGACAGATTTGAAGCATTTCAGTAAATAAAAATAATCCTTGAAATTGGACAAACAATATATTATGATTAGTTCATAGAGGTGTATCCATATGGATGCACTACATAATACATAAAAACGCTCGAATTGCTCGGGCGTTTTTTTATTGCTATTTTTAAGTAAGGAGAGTGATAATCTTGAAGGAAATAAAAGTGTTTGTCAATTTGAATGATGATAATAAAGTTTTGACAATTGAGCCGGTGAATAAAGCTACTGGTAAGACTGCTGATATGAAGGTAATGACTGCAAGGTTACTCACTCAGTCTGAAATAGATAGAGAGACAGAAGAGCTGATGCAGGAAGGTATTCATACATATAGACGTGAGCATGGCAGAGTAAAGCAGACCAAGTAGTACAGTAATTAAAGGAGCTAGCTAAATGAATAACTATAAATACTATAAATGTTTTAAGTGCATTTGGGGTAAATGGACTGGAAGCAAGTTCTATTGTCCATTCTTTAAATGCTTTAGGAGTTGATAACATGCCAACGAGAGCAAAGAAGCCGTGTGCTTATCAAGGATGTGCATCACTTGTAGATGGTAGCGAAAGATACTGTGAGAAGCATAGGAAGAAGGTCCAGCAGCAAGTTGATGAGCACCGAGGTTCTGCTAATGATAGAGGCTATACATACAGATGGAGAAAGTATTCATTGTGGTTCTTGAGACAGCCTGAGAATGTTATGTGTAAGCTGCAACTAGATGGATGTACTAAACTATCTGAATGTGTGGATCATATAGATCCACCGAACGGAGCGGATGATCCTAGGTTCTGGGATACTGACAATCATCAAGGTGCATGTATACATTGCAATTCAGTGAAAGGACATAGAAAGATGGAGGGTACCCCTAGGGGGGGTGTATATCTCTAGTCCTAGTCTTACCGCGACCAAGCGCCTAATGTTTTGCATAAAAAGTTCCCTTTATGAGATTTTTTTGGAGGTGAGAGCCTTGGGGAGAAATGCACAAAATATAGACCTGTTAGTTGCGAAAGGAAACAAGCATTTTACCAAGGCAGAAATTGAAGCAAGAAAAGAAGCTGAGGTAAAGCTTGGCAAGAAGGATCTAAAGAAAATCAAGCCTCCAACGTATGTTGTTAACAATTTAGTTGCATACGAGAAGTGGAAAAGCTTGATGAAGGATTATACAGAAGCAGCAAAAAATAATATAGAAATATTGACTTCTACAGACGTTGAGATACTAGCAAAATACTGTACAACATATTCTGAGTATCTTTCACTTATAGACCGGCGCAATAGAGTGGATGAGATAGATTTTGTAATGGTTAATTATCCGAGTAAAGAAAGTGCAAAGATAAGAGGAGAAAAACGCAAGAGTTTAAATGAGGTATACCGGCTAGATCAGGTGATTAAGATTGAGACAGCTATAAATAAAAAACATGACCTGCTTATTAAGCTTGAAGATAGATTGTTCTTAAATCCTTTAGCTAAAGTAAAAAACGTGCCTAAAGCTGCAAAAGAGAAGCCTAAAAACCCAATGGAAGCGAAGTTTGGCATATGAGTATACTACAGGATATTATTCAATACTCTGAAGATGTTATTTCAGGCAAACAGATAGCATGTGTAAAGCATGTATGGGCATGTAAAAGGCTAATAAAGGACTTAGAAAAACAAGGTACAAAAGATTTTCCATGGGTATTTGATGAAGAAAAGGCACAAAAGTTCATCGATTGGATGGGATTTTTCAAGCATACTAAGGGTCCATTAACAGGCCAGTACAAGATAGCTGAGCCGATAGAGAAGTTTATATTTGGTCAAATATATGGCTGGGTTCATATGAATACCGGTTATCGTAGGTTTAGAAAAGGGTACTGGCAAGTAGGTAGAAAGAATGCGAAATCTCAAGACTTGGCCATACAGGCACTTTATGAAATATCTGCATTTGGTGAACCTTATGCTGAAGCTTATATTGCTGCTACAAAGAAGGATCAGACAAGATATGTATGGGGAGAAGCGGACCTTATAAGCAAAGGTTGCGAATATCTCAAAGGCAAAATATTTACAAAATTTTATCAACCACTATCGACGACAGCAATACTGCATCCGAAGAGTGGTTCTTTTTTCGCCCGGATGAGCAAGGATGATAAGAAAAAGGGTGACGGAAGCAATCCACAATTTGGAGCTCTTGATGAGTATCATGCTCATGACACTGCTGAGTTTTATGACGTGCTTACATCGGGTATGAAGACAAGAAAGCAGCCTTTATTGATGATAATAACGACTGCCGGCTTTGAATTAAACAATCCATGCTACAAGGATGAATATAAGTATGTATCTGATATATTGAATCCTGACTCTGAAATAGAGAATGATAGATATCTTGTAATGATAAACGAACTTGACATGGACGAAGAAGGTAACTTAATCGACGATATCAGAGATGAAAGAAACTGGGAAAAGCCAAATCCAATAGTAGTAAAGACCTCAGAAGGTTTAGAGGCTATAAGAGATGAGCTGCAAGTTGCTCTTGATAAGCCAGATAAGATGCGTGATTTTCTCACCAAGACAATGAATGTTTGGGTAAATCAAAGAGCAGCCGGCTACATGAATCTTGGTAAGTGGAAACAATGCGGAATTAAGCAGAAAGATCTATTTGAACTTATTAAAGGTCTGGAAGTAACTATTGGCTTTGACTTGTCAGCTAAAATTGACTTAACGAGTACAGGCTTTGAGATTCCTTTACCTGATGGTAGGATCGCAATACTATCTCATTCATTTATGCCTGAGGCTACGCTATTTACTAAAATGAAATCTGATAAGGTCCCTTATGACAGATGGGCAAAAGAAGACTGGATAACAATTACCCCTGGCGCATCAGTTGATTATAAGTTCATGATGGATTACGTTAAAAAGTTTGTTGAAAAGCATGGATTGATAGTAAAAGAATTGTGTTTTGATAGATACTTAGCAGAGCGGTTGATGCCTGAGCTGAGCGAAGAAGGTTATGAAGTAATAGATATACCACAGGGAATACCGACACTAGGAGAGCCTACCAAAGACTTTAGAGACCAGACCTATGATGGCAAGATTGTTCATGAGAATAATCCAGTGTTAAATTGGGCTATGGGCAATGCGGTAGTCAGAAAAGACCATAATGATAACATTATGCTCGATAAATCAAAGTCAACTGAAAGAATTGACCCGGTTGCATCACTGATGAATTCTCATGTTAGAGTATGGCTCAAAAAGGACAATACATCAGTTTACGAAGAAAGAGGGGTGAGAGGCGGTTGAAGAAATTAAGAATAACAGAAGCGAACATAAGAGAAATATTACTATTAATAGGCTTTGCATCTTTAATGAAAGGTATGTGGATGATATATCAGCCAGCTATGTGGTTAATTGGAGGTATTATACTCATATGGTTTGGCTTCCCTGGGAAAGGGGTGACGCGATAAATGGGATTACTAAGTAACATGTTAGAAAAACGTATGACATCCACACTCTCTAAGCCTGAGAGATGGCTAATTGATATGTTTGGAGGTGGTGAAAGCAAATCTGGAGCAATAGTAAATACCGATACAGCAATAAAAGTGATTGCTGTATTTGCATGTGTAAGGCTCATTAGCGAGACAATTGCATCAATAAGACCTAAGTTGCATCGTAAGCTAAAGCGTGGGAAAGAAGATGCTCAAGATGAAAACCTATACCACATCTTGTACTACTTGCCTAATCCGGAAATGACTGCGTTTGAATTCTGGCAAACAATGATGTTCTATGCGTTACTCTATAAAAATGGTGGACTTGCTGAGATTGTTAGGGATAACAGTGGTGAAGTAATTGAGTTGTGGCCAATACCTCCCTGGTGCTGGACTCAGGACAGGAATCCAAATACAAAAGAACTGATGTATAGAATTCATGCTCCGGATAAGCAGTATATATTATATCCGGAAGATGTATTCCACTTAAAAGGCTTTACATTCAATGGAATTGAGAGTTTTGACCCTGTGGAGTTGTTCAAAGAGGCTGCAGGCTTAACTTTAGCGGCAGAAGAATATGCTTCTAGGTATTTCAGTAATGGCACGAATGCTGGTGGTATAGTTGAATATGACGGTAAAATGACAGATACTGCATTTGACAGATATAAAAAATCCATGAGAGAAGAATATGCCGGGCTTGGTAAGAGCAATAGGCTTATTTTTTTGGAGCAAGGTGCAAAATTCACCAAAATTACAACTCCTCCAAATGAATCACAATTTATTGAGACTAGGCAGCACCAAGTAGTAGAAATTGCAAGGTTTTTCAATGTTCAACCTGACATGATTATGGATTTCTTGAGAGCTACATTTAGCAATATTGAACATGCGAGTTTGCGGTATATCATGTTTACCATTGATCCATGGGCAGAGAAGATTGAACTTGCAATATATAAAGATTTGATACTGCCCAATAAGCGCAAAAAGCTATATGCGAAGTTTAACTTCAACAAACTTTTACGAGCTGATTTCAAGACTAGAATGGAAGGCTACCATTGGATGATACAAGATGGCGTATACAGTCCTAATGATGTTCTTGAGCTGGAAGATAAGAACCCAATTCCAGGACCAGAAGGGGATAGGCATTACCTCAATGGTAATATGGTACCGCTAGAAATGGCTGGAACGCATTTAACAAAAATCGATGATAAGGGAGGTGGAAATAAGTGAAAAAAGTAGATTTCAATGAAAAGGAAATCAGAGCCATAGCAACTAGCAATTTTGAAATCAGAGAAAAAGAAGATGGGAAAAAGTTTATAGAAGGCTATGCGATTGAATGGGAGCAGTTATCCATTCCACTTGGATACTGGACTAAATTTCGCGAGAAGTTTAGAAAAGGCGCTTTTAGTGAATATCTTAGTGCCACTGATTCTGACACAAAATTTCTTGTTGGTCACAATATCAATATCGTTCTCGGAAGATGCAAGAATAATACTCTTGAGCTTAAAGAGGATGATAAGGGGCTATGGTTTAGCTTAGATTTGCCAAATACAACACAAGGCAATGACACTCACGAATCAGTCAAACGAGGCGATGTCGATAAAATCTCAGTAGGTTTTAAGATGATTAGTCAAGAATGGGATGAGACTGATGAAACAAATATTGTGAGAACAGTAACGAAAGCAAATCTGCCTGAAATTTCACTTACAGCATGGCCTGCATATGAGCAGACAAGTGCAAGTGCAAGAAGCATCGATGATGCCTATAAAGAATTCAAAGAATCACATGCCGACAAAAGAACGGCTAATGATAAATCCTTAGTAATCAATCTAAGGAGAAAAAAATTAAACCTAATATCAAAACTATAAAACGGAGGTAGTGAAATCATGAAAAACATATTAGAGCTAAGGCAGCAAAGAGCAAAGCTGGTTGCTGAGTCAAGAGCAATACTTGATAAGGCAGAAGTGGAGAAAAGAGAACTAACAGCAGAAGATGAAACACAGTATCAGAGAATGGATGCAGAAATTGATAAGCTCACCAAAGACATAGACAAGGAAGAAAAGCTACAGGCTAGAGAAAGAGAGCTTGGTGAGGTTGAAGCAAGAACAAAAAGACCTGCAGATGGCAAACCTGATGCTGAAAACAGAGACAACCCTAGAGGAACAGAAGAATACAGAGCAGCCTTTGAAAAGTTCTTGAGAAATGGATCCAATTCACTTAGTGAAAGTGAAAAACGTGCAATGCAGGTTGATTCTGACACTGGCGGCGGTTATCTATTAACTCCACAGCAATTCGTCAATGAGTTCCTGATGGGACTTGACAGTGAAGTTGTAATCCGTGGCCTTGCAAGAAAATTCACATTAACAACAGCTGGAAGCTTAGGTGTGCCTACACTCGATGTAGACTTGGATGACGCAGAATGGACTCCAGAGCTAAAAACTGGTGCTGCTACTGAAGTTAGTGTTGGAAAGAGAGAGCTTAAGACACACCAACTTACTAAGAGAGCTTTGATATCCAATGCATTAATCAGAAAGACTGGTGGGAAAATCGAAACACTTGTCAGAGAAAGACTACAATACAAATTTGGAGTATCTGAAGAAAAGGCATTCATGACTGGCGATGGAAATGAAAAGCCGCTTGGTTTGTTTACAGCTTCAGATAAAGGTATAGGCACAGCTAGAGACATTGCTACAGGCAGCGCAACTGGATTTACTGGTGATGGTCTGATTGATGCAAGATACAGCATCAAAGAAGGCTATATTAAAGATCCATCCACTCGATGGTTATTCCACAGGGATGCAATAAAGCTTATCAGAAAGTTAAAGAATGCAGTTGATGGTCAGTATATTTGGCAGCCTGGAATCACTGGTGGTGCACCTGACAGAATACTGGAAATCCCTTATATAACTTCTGATTTCTGCCCAAACACATTCACCAACGGTTTATATGCAGGTATCCTTGGATGCTTTAAGTATTACTGGATAGCTGATGCACTAGATATGCAGATCCAAAGACTTGTTGAGCTTTATGCTGAAACAAACCAGACTGGTTTTATTGGTAGAGCAGAAGTAGACGGAATGCCTGTGCTTGCAGAAGCATTTACAAGAGTAAAGTGCGGTTAATAGATAATTAAGGAGGACTAAAAACCCTCCTTTTTCCCTTAAAATTATCAATAAATAATTAAAATGGAGGTACAAATCATGAATCTAAGCAAAAATGTTAAGATAACAAAAATAAAAGCAGGAGCGGCTTCTGCTACAACTGAAGTAGTGTCCGATGCTGTAGACATGCAAGGATATGAAGGCGTTGTATTTTTTACTACAATAGCCACAGCTAACGCAGGAAACTATCTTAAGGCACAACAAGCAGCTGTATCAGCAATGACTAATGCTGTAGACCTTGCACAAAAGAAAATTGTTGCTGCAGCTGATGCATCTGTTGTTTGGCTTGACATTTACAAGCCTACTAAGAGATACTTGACAGCAAACATTGTTAGAGGTGCTGCAACAATAACTGGGGATATATACGCTATACAGTATAGCGGTAACAAATTCCCAGAAAGCAATCTTGAAGCAAATAAACTGATAGGCGAATTGCTTATTAGTCCGGAAGAAAAAGCAATTTAATAATAACGGGGCAGAAATGCCCCTCCTTAAGGAGGAGTTACCTTGATTAAGATAAAAATGCTAACTACTTCAGCAGGACCTGAAGGGTGTATTATGGCGGGAACTATATACGATGAGGAAGAAGCCAAAGCGAAAGAGCTTGTAAATGGTTTTTATGCTGTGTATGTAGACGATTCCGAGAAAGTCATTAAGAGAACGAATAGCCAGGACGACAAGTCAGAGCTAAAACATGTCGGTGGTGGTTATTATGAGCTACCTAATGGTGAAAAAATAAAAGGTAAGGAAGCTGCTCTCGAAGCTTTAAAAGCACTTGAAGAACAAAAGGCTCTCGAGGAACAAAAGGCTCTCGAGGAACAAAAGGCTCTCGAAGCTTTGGAAGGCGGGGAGGGAAATGATACTAAGATTAATAACAGCGCCAACGACGGAACCGGTGACAATTCAGGATCAAGCGACTAAGGAATATATGAGACTTGATGGTTCAGAAAGCGACAACAACATAGCAAAGCTGCTAAGAACTGCAAGAGAAGCGGCAGAAAGCTTTCAGAATCGAGCTTATCTCACGCAAACTTGGGAATTAAGCTTTGATACCTTCCCTGCAATGCCACTTGAAATGCCGAAACCACCGTTGCAAAGCCTTGTATCCGTCAAACTTTATAATGCAGATGGTGCTGAGGTAAGTATGGACATAACTGATTTTATAGTTGATACCGACTCAGAACCAGGGCGGATAACCTTCAAAAGCGGGAAAACATGGCCTTCAATCACTCTTAGAGAGATTAATGCTGTGAAATTCCAATTTAAAGCAGGGTATACAGATGCAAGCAAGGTTCCTGAATTAGTAAAGACTGCTATCTTAGTGTATGCAGATCATAGATACGAGAATCCGGATGGTGATGATGTTCCGGAAGCATTTTACACTCTGCTATGGACTAACCGAATAGTACCAGTCTAGGAGGTGCTGCCATGAAAACAAAGACAGGTAGATATGACCGCAGGGTAACACTCATATATCCATCGGGAACGAAAGTAGTTGATGGTGTTGAAATAATAAATTATGTAGATGGTACCACTGTTTGGGCAGCATTTGATGTGAGGCCTCCTAAAGGACAGGCATTTAGACAAGCTGAGACTGAGCATGTATCCTTGACCCGATGGATTAAAATAAGGTATTTAGCCGGCATAACATCAAAATGGAGAGTGAGATATTCTGGTAACGGAGTCAATACAGTATATGAAATTGTATCTCCACCAATTGATGAGGAAATGATGCATCGTGATTTATATCTTGAAATCAAGGTGGTGGAGTAGATGGCGATAAAGCTTAGATCAGGAATAAGGCTTGAAGGTGAAGAGCAAATTGCTAAGAATCTAAAAGGCTTTATAACTGAAACTGAATCAGCTGCAGGAAATATACTTGAAGAAGGTGCTGAGATACTAAAGAAAGAAGCGCAAGGGAGAGCGCCTGGTCCTACTGGGCGAAAATCTGGCAAGTATCCTCATCCGCCGGGCACACTGCAAGATAGCATTGATATAGGCTGGGTATACCACGGTAAGGGCAAAGTAGGTATAAAGGTAGGCATAGCTGAAAATGAATATTTCAAACAAGAAGATAAATTTTATGCTAGATTTGTTGAGTTTGGTACGAAAAAGATGCTTGCACAGCCTTTCATGAGACCAACATTGGTAACAAGCCGTGCTAAAGTACGTAAGCTTATAATAGAAAGCTTAAAGAAGGAGCTGGGGTTTGAATGATAAATAAAATTGATGAAGTAATAAATGCACTAAAAGCTGATGCAACCTTAACAAACCTCGTAAATAAGCGAGTATACTGGCTCACATCTGCGAACTCAACAACACCATATATCACACTATTTGAAGTCACAAACTCTGAAGCGGAATCCGCAGACGATGAAGAATATGCAGATGACATCGAAATACAAGTTGATGTGTGGAGCAAAGGCTCAACGATACCAATTGCAAAGCAGGTTCAAAAGGTCATGAGAGGATTAGGCTTCACTCATGATGCCGCACCAGATGAATGGCTGGAAGACACAAAAATTTATCACAAACCTTTAAGGTTTTCAATATTACAAGAGGTCTAACACCTGCGAAGGTGTTTTTTTATTACTTAAAATAAGGAGGTAAACAAACCATGGCAAAAGCAGCTAAAGGCTTTAAAATTAGAGGCATATTCCCGGTAACTAAAAATGATGCAACAGGTTACACCAACGGTGCAAAAATAGCTGTATCCGGGGCACAGTCTTTCACAGCTGCACCTGAAGTTACAGAATGGAAGATCAATGCTGACGACGGCATATTTGATTCAGGTTCTGACTTCAACGGTGTAAAAGCTACACTGACGCTTGCTCAATGTCCACTTACTCTAAAAGAATATTTTGAGGGTGGTGAATATGACGAAGTAACAGGCGTATATACCTACAAGTCAATTTCACAGGCGCCAGAAATTGCAATGGCATTCCAAGTATTACAGTCTGATGGTACTTGGTTAATGGTTCAGTTGCTATCAATGAAAGCAACTAGCTTTAAGGCAGACTACAAGACAAAGGGTGAATCTGGAGACATATCTCCTGTTACTATTGAACTTTCCATACAAAACAGAATCGTTGATAATGTAGTAAAACTTGAGAAAGAAGCGGCAAATGAAGCAGCGCTTACTTGGTTGGATACAATAGTAGCTGCAGCATAAATCAGTGGGGCAGAAATGCCCCTTCTATTATTTTTGAATACGAGAAAGGAATGAGAATATGAATATGAAAGTCGATTTTAATAAAAATGGAATGACTTTAAACTTCGAGAAAGTTCCGAGATTTATTTATATAAACGAAGAAGGCAATGGAGTAGGACAGGTTTATCTTGATGGGGTTCGAAAGAAAGGCTTGCAGAAGGTTAAATTTGAAGCCCAAACAAAAGATAAAGTCGGATGCCATCCCTTAAAATATAAAATCCAATATGTTGAACCAGAAACAAAAGGAGAGCCACAGTACATTGGCAACATGCAGGATGGACTTTCTGTGTCTATAAAAATAACAGACTTGGAAGTATTTGAAAGACTTATGGAGTGGGCAAAAGGGGTCCTATCAGATGAGAGGATACCCAAGGAGCCTAGAGAGGAATTCTTTCAGCGCTTAAACGAAGTAATAAACCATGAAACTATCACAATGCACTATGGAGATGGTAAAAAGATTACAGTAATTACGGAGGGAATAAAATGAGATTAGATAGTATATTTAAAAAAAATAAAGATGCTGCGCCATTATCAATTCCACAAGCGAAGACCGTTCATGGTGTTGAAATAAGAAAACTGCCAAATGGTGCTTATATAAAAGCATTAAATGCAATTCAGGATATGCCAGAAGTAATATTGAAGGGCTGCTTCCCTGGAATGGATCCAGACGACATACTAGAAGAGTTTAAAAATATTTCTGTAGATATGATTCCTGTATTGGCAGGAAAGTTACTCGCTAATGTGCCGGAACAGTTCTTGAAATTCCTTTCCGAGCTTACCGAGATCCCATATGAAAAATTGATGAATGAACTTACTCCCAAAGAGACTATGGACGTACTGGATGCAATGTGGGAGCTTAATGATTTAACGGATTTTTTCAAGAAGTTAAAAGGGAAGGTGATGGGGAGCAAGAAGATACAGGAAATGATGTACAACAAATAAACAAGTGCAGGTATTGCGACACACCAATAAATCATGATGAACTGTACTGTTCTGATAAATGCAAAAAAGAGCACATGTTAAATAAACAATATTGGCTGCAGGACATAATCAATATTGCTCGAGAAATGGGTATCAGCAAAAAAGAATTCATGGAGGATTATTATCCAGCTGAAACCTATGCAATATTCAAAAGGCAGGCAGCTATAAACAAACGCAGAGAAGAAGAATCAAAGCTTCCGCCAAAAGAGAAAACGGAGGAAGTGTATTGGAATCAGATGGGGATATAAAATACACCTCTGAAAGAAGGTGAAATAATGGCAAAAGCAACAAAACTAGGTGATTTACTTATTGGGATACAGCTTCAGACGAAAGCGCTAGAACAGGGTTTGAATGAAGTCAAGAAACAACTCAATAAGCATGGAAGTGACGTAAGGAAAACCGGAGCTGATTATGAAAAGTTAGCAATAGTGGCCGGGGTTGCATTCTATAAAATCGTTGATTCAATTTCAAAGGGAGTAGATGCCTATAATAAATTTAATAGCGCTTCAGTAGGGCTAAAAAGTGTCGTGCAAGGTACTGGCCAAGACTTCAAACAAGCACAGAAATTTATTGATCAGTATATTCAAGATGGTTTAATTCCTGCAGCAAATGCTATGACTGCATATAAGAATCTTGCTTCCAGGGGATATGGCCAAGACCAGATTATAGAGACTATGAACAGGTTAAAAGATTCAGCTGCATTTGGTAGGCAGGCAAGTTTGACAATGGGAGAAGCAGTGCAAAGTGCAACGGAAGGTTTGAAAAACGAAAATTCAATCTTAGTCGATAATGCCGGTGTAACAAAGAATGTTAGTAAGATGTGGGAAGAGTATGCTGCAACTGTTGGGAAAACAGTTAATGAGCTTTCTAAAGCTGAAAAGATACAAGCTGAATATCTTGGAATAATGAAAGAGACTCGGTTCCAAATTGGTGACGCTGCAAAGTACTCAAAGGAATTCGCTGGAGCTCAAGCGCAGAATGCAGCTGCAACATTGAAGCTTTCGCAAGCATACGGGCAATCATTGGCACCTATATTAAGAGAAATGTACGCAATTATGACTCCCTTGATACAAAGTATTACATCGTTTGTTCAGGAAAATGAAACGCTTGTAGGTACCTCGACAATGGTCATCGCGGCAGCGCTAGGAATGATAACAATATTTACATCTTTAAGAGCAGCTTCCTTGCTATTAGGTCCTGCTATTGCCGGGTTAAAAGTAGCGCTGGCTGGGCTGCTTGCACACCCTGTTATATTGACGCTTGCTGCTTTAGCTGCTGTCATAGGATATGTAGTAGTTAAAAATCAACAGGCAAAGAGAGCAACTGAAGAATATAATGCTGCACTTGCAGAGCATAACAGGCTTATAAAAGAAGGTGTATCAGATGCGCAGGTCGCAGGGGAGCAGGAAAAGATAGATAAGCTGAAAGAGCTGTCGAAGCAATATGATGAAGCCACAGCCAAATATAATGAATATATAGCTGCTTCAAAGGACATTCCTGCTTCTTCAAGGCAAGCTGCTATAAAATACAACTCAGAAAACCAAGCTCAGATAAGAGAATACACAAAAGATATTGCTAATCTTAAAGCTGAAATGAAAGCCTATGGTGCAACAGAAGAAACTGTTGCCAAGATAATTGCGGAGAAGGAAGCGGCTCTTAAAAAGGCGCAGCAAGCAACCACGGAAGAGCTGAATAGTGCAGCAAGGGATATTGCACAAAAGCGTGTAGATATAATCACAACAGAAGCTCTCATTAATACCTATAAAAACGCAGCTAAGGGCTCAAATGAATGGAAAGATGCACAACAGAAATTAGCAGATCAGTTTCCTCAGTTTTCTACAGCTTCAGGCATCATAATCGATGCCATTGAAGCAATAACCAAAACAGAGAATGACAATGTAGCAAATGAGTGGAAGAACCTGCAGGACAAAGTTAAGATAGCTGCTGCAGAAATTCAGTTGGAATCTGAAAAGAAGAGGGCTAAGCTTGCAGCTCTTGAAGCCTCAAGAGACGCAATGATTGAGAATGAAGTCATGTCTACAGTGTTCTTGAATAAACTTACGAAAATAACTGCTGCAATAGCAGCGCAAAGAGCATTGCTGGACGGTGACATGAGTGCTTTGGATGCATTGAATGCTCTGGCAAAGTCCACGGTGAATGATATAACGGGTATCAAGCCTGTGGATTTAGGTAAGTACACATCATCCTATGAAAACAAAGCTATGAATAGCGCGTTGAAGGTCATGGAGCATAAAAAACGTATGGATCAGCTAACCTTAGAAGATGAAGTAGCAACCCTCGATTCGATACTTAAGAAGCATGCCAGGACCGCAGACGAAAAGATGGAGTTAGAGGAACGGCTATATGAGGCGAAAAAAGCTCTCTTGGAGAAGGAGAAAAAGGATAATGAAGATTATCTTGATTCTCTGGAACAAAACATAAGAGATAGAACAGATGCTTCTTTCAATTGGGTCGATGATAAAAAGGCTTACGGTGACCTTTCGGGAGCTGAAGAGATTGCAGCTTATGAGCGTATGATAAAATATCACAAAGAATATCTCGATGAGCGCATGAAGGATTCGAAATTAGAAAAGGCAGAAAAGGATAGGTTATATGCATCTGAGCTAGTCACTATTAAGGACCTTGAACGAAAAATATTTGAGGTTAAGAAGTCTGCTGTTGAACAATCTGTAAATGATTATATCGATAGAAAGCGTAAGCAGTATGATTGGGAAGAAGAGCAAGAGAGAGATGCACTCAATCAAAAACTAGCAGCCCTCGACAAGGAATACGCTGCAAAGGAAAGCAAACTCAGAGCCAAGGATAGGAAAGAAGAGCTTAATAGTCTATATGCAGAAGAGAAAAAGTATCTTAATGCGGCAACTGAAGAAGGTAAAAATAGGCTTAAGCAGATTCAAGATGATATTAAGCGGCTGAATCGTGAAGGCGAAAAAGACAGAATGGAAGAAGAAAAGGCAAGCAGAGAAGAGGCTATTAAAAAAGAGATTAAAGACAATCAAGAGAAATACAAGACTCTTAAGGATAGTCTTGACACTTCTCAAAAGGAAATGCTTGCAGCGGCATCTGAATTTGCTAAAGAATCAGATACATTAATGACAGATGCTACAAATAGTTTTGGAGATTCACTCCTCAGAATGTTTAAGTTATTTGATACAAATAATGACAGCCTGATGAAGCAAGGCCTTGATAAATTGAGAAGCTTTGCAGCGGAATACTCCAAGATAATGAATAGTTTGCAACTGGATCCCTCTAAGCTCTTCACTGGCAATAACATAGGAACTCCAGCGGCAGCAGGAGCGGGAGGAAACAATTATATTGTAAATGATTATGGCGCTAAAATAATTAACAGCAAAGATGAGGCTATCGACTATACACAAGAATTATTTGATACTGCTAAGAATCTGACGAGGGGGAAGTGATGGTTACATGAAAAACTACGGAGTAAAATTCAATGGTTTGCATTCGTATCATGACCTCGACCTCATTATGGTCAGTAAAAATCGTCCTATCCTTCCTGAACCCAAGATTATTGTAGAAGATCTCTCCGGTATGGATGGTGAGTATGATTACAGTGCTGTTAATCCGGATGGAGAGATAAAATATAAACCACGACCACATGATATAGAATTTACTATACGTGAGCGAGATCCAAGAAAGCTAAGGATTAAAGCAAACAAAATTGCAGCATGGTTAGCCTGTGGAGAACAGACGCTAATATATGATGATGAAGCTGATAAGTATTATCTGGCCAAGGTAGTAAATAAGTTAGACTTGGAAAATCAAATAGTAAGCATTAAAAGGTTTACAGTGCAATTTCGCTGTAGACCTTTTAAATTTGGTTTGTACTTAGAGGGTGCAGATGTATGGGATACATTTAATTTTGAAGAAGATGTAGCACAGGAGGTTGAATTTGATGTTGTTGGAAGTTCTGCAGTGACAATCATAAATGTTGGCAGAAAGATATCTCCTATAATTAACGCAAGTGCAAACATGACAATTGAAATTGGTGCAATCACATACAATTTAGTTCCGGGTGATAACAAGTTTTATGATTTAAAGCTCCAGACCGGAGACAATCAAATCACAATTACCGGCACAGGACACATTAAATTTCTATTTAGAAAGGAGTTGTTATAATGGCTAATATAGCAAGCATAGTCGCTCTTATAAGAGACGCTATACTCGGTAAGGACGTAAGAGAAGCCCTGGCATCGGGTATAGAAACTATAAATACAGAAGTAGAGAATACAACTCAAAGACAGACCACACTTGAAACTAATATGGCAGTTGTAGAAGCAAATGAAGTTGTGCGGATTGATAATGAGTTAGGTAGAGTTGAAGCTGAGGATCAGCGAGTAAGTGAAGTTGATGCAATTGTAGCAGCATATGATGCCGCAACTAAAGCCAATCTTTCTGTGGAAGTCAGCAATGCAAGAACAAGCACAGTAAAAAATAAAGCATTTGGCGTCCTAGATGACAGGCTAGAAGAAATCGAGCAGGATCATAAGACGCATTTGGCTGAAAGTGCACAGGAAATTAATTTGCTTAATTCACAAATGACCGTGGTATCTAATGATATAATCGATATTCAAGCAGAAATAATAAGTAATTATACATCGCTTGATACAAAAATAGATGCACAAGCAAGTGGTTCACCAAAAGGAGTGTATCCAACGTTAGCTGACCTTGAAACAGCTTATCCAACGGGCAACACAAATATTTATATTGTTTCTGCAGACGGACATTGGTATTATTGGAGTGGTATGGCTTGGAGCGATGGAGGACAGTATCAAGCGGTTCTATCATCTTTTGCTAATAAGCTGAACAACAGTGATGCAGCAGCAAATATAACAACAACATCCGCGAACTCAAATATTCATATAAATGGTTTAGGTTTATGGTTTATCTATTCTGGATATTCGGCGTCTTATCAAATAATACCAGCCGTCGCAGGGCATATATATTATGCTAGAGTTAAAATAACAACCGATTCCATTGGAAAATTACAAAATAAGTTTAGGCTTTATTATTCAGATGGTACGTATACCGAGTCTGGCATATCTACGATACCGATAAATGGAATATCCTCGCAACTTATTACAGCAACAAAAACACTTAATGCAAATATAACAATACGTACAGCCACAATTATTGGGTTAGTGACAAGAGTAAATCAAATGGTTGTAGATTTAACAGATTTATTTGGTATTGGAAACGAACCGAGTTTAACAGAATTTGAAGAATTATTAAATAATTTTCCTAACGCATGGTTTGACTCATCAAACGATATTAACTTTATACAATCTGTTTTGCTTAACACTTTTTTATCATCTAAAAATGACATAGTTGAACAGAATACATTATTAATTCAACAGTCTTATTTGCCTAGTCAAGTACTAAAGACTATATCTAGGAATACAGACAAACTCATTTTATGGTACGACATTGATAAGAAAATAGTTTATGCAGTTGATAGCGATTTGGTGGTTACAGACAGAATTCAACTTTATGCGAGTGATGATTACGGTATAACTTGGGAAAATGTATTCACGGCAAACGCAGGAATAAGACGATTTTATACACTTGAGAGTGGTTATCATATACTCAACACAACAAGTTCAAGGCTTCAAAGAGTAGCACCTGATTTTAATGGTTATGCTGATTGGGTTGGCGACACTGTTACCTCTTGCTTAAATTCGGCATTAGGATTTGCAGAACATGACGGAGTAATTTTGTATGCTGAATATGGTAATACAGTGGGAACAAATTACCGAATTTTAAAATCTATAGATGATGGTGTGACTTGGACAGTTGCCAATGATGGCACAACAATATTTCATTGGCATTCTATACAAGTAGACCCATACACAGGTTATTTTTGGGCATGTTCTGGAGATTCAGAAGACGATTGCAAAATTATGTGTTCTGAGGATGGCGGTGCAACTTGGGTAACAAAGACATCGGGTTTGCAAAGTGATAGAGCTGTGGGTTTGGTATTCTACGAAAATGAGGTTATTTGGGCTATGGATACTGCTGGAACAAAACCCTATATTATGAAAGCTAATAAAGCAAATTTTGTGCCTGTCCAGATTGGAGAAGTACCATATGGTGCTACTACTCTAGGTGTATCAAAAACAATAGATGGCTTAACATTTGGATGGTCTAGAGTGGAAGAAAACAGTTCACAAAGAGAGTCTTGCGTGTTATGGGTAACAAATGGAATAACAATTAAAGAGATACAAAAATTTGCGATTAAGCCTGAGAATGTTATAAACACAGTAACTGTTGGATTTACAGATGCTACTATGATTGACGATGAAAATAAATGGTTTGGTAATGCTGCTGGAACAGTATTAGACGGATTACTTGGGTTTGTTTTACCATTAGGTATTTAATGCATATTAGGAAAATTTAGCGTCACAAAGGAAGTGATAAAGCTTGTTAAAAGTATATGGTAGATTCGAAGCGGCATTTACATCCAACGGCATAGCCGTTCTGGAGAATGCCAGCGATATCAAAATAAAAGAGGTAATTAATGGAGAGTATACACTCTCCTTTGTTTTGCCCCGAAATGACCCGAAGTGGCAGTACATAAAAGCAGAGAACTTTGTAAAGGCATACCATGCAAGCCAAAAGAAAGACCAGATATTCCGCATAAGGTCCTTTGACGAGATAAGAGATGAGCAGGGCAAAGTCACAAGCAATATCCAATGCGAACATGCTTACTATGATGCGGCAGATAGCAAACATATCCCAATAGTTGAGCTCATAGGTCAGACTCCAACACAAGTATTGCAGTATGCTTTCTCTGGAACAAGATTCACAATAGGCACGGTGGAGATAACCACTCCCACAGACATATTCCTGAGTAAAGCAAATCCAGCTCAGATAGTAACAAAACTCATTGAGAATGTCGGCGGTGAGCTCATCAAAGACAACTGGACAATCAACCTGGTTACAAAACGAGGAAGTGACACAGGAGGTCAATTCCGATTCGGCAAGAACATTAAATCACTGAAGCGGAATACAGATGGCACCGGTATTGTGACAAGGCTGTACCCCTACGGAAAGGATGGTATGCAGATAGATTCAGTAAATAGTGGTGTTGCATACCTCAACAGTCCTCTAATCAATGATTATGACCGCCCACATGTTGGATATACCGACTATAAAGACATTGAGGATCCGCAAGAACTCAAAGATGCAGGATTAGCTGAGTGGAGCACATCAGAGAAAGACGGCATAGATAAACCGAGAGTGACTTACAATGTGGAGATCGTGGAGCTGTGCAAACTAAAAGAGTTTGGAGACGAAGAAGCTTTCGCTATTGGAGATACCAATCGCATAATTGATCCAGGCATCGATGCAGACACCCAGCAAAGAATCATTGAGTATGTAGAGTATCCATATGAGCCAAAGCGGTCCAGCGTGGGATTAGGCAACTATGAGACGAAGCTCTACAGCAAATATACTACAGCAGGAATGCTTGTAGGCTTTATGGAGTCGGAGAGAGCTGTTGATAGAGTTATAACATCAGAAGGACGACTGAACCCTGGATGGTTTGAAAACATCAAAACAAAGCTTTCAACATTGTTTAATGGTGGACTTAAGAAAGCCGTCATGCATCAATACGGTGATATATGGGTTGATGATCCGGATAATCCTACAAAAGCAATGGGCATTCTCGCAGATGGCTTTGCAATAGCAAACAGCAAAAAAGCAAATGGAGATTGGGACTGGAAGACTTTCGGAACAGCTGATGGATTTGTAGCCGATTTGATTGTAGCTGGAATATTAAAAGCAGTAAGAATTGAGGGCTGCACAATAATTGGTAGCACGTTTAAAACAAGTGAGATTGGAAAAAGACTTGAATTATTAGGAAATAAACTAGTGGTTTATAACGCTGACAATGAAATAAATGGAGTATATATCGATGCTGACAACTTAACATCTCAATTAGATTTATATGAAGCGGGTGTGCGGGTAGCTACACTATTTCACGATGGCTTTGGTAAAATAACCTTGGCAGCACTGGGCAATAGGACACTAGAACTATCTGGATATAATATAGAATTTGATGGTAATGTATCACGTCTTGAGGAAAGTGGGTATGCGACAAAGCAATGGGTAATTGATAATTTTGCACCCAAAATATAAGGGGAGTAAATTACTCCCCTAGTATCTCATTAAATAACTTAACATTATAATACGGTTTTCCAACCGAATCTAAAAAATGGTTTCCAGATATTTTTAGGTCTGCTAGTACAATATTATTATCCTTTGCGAATGTTGTTACATTCGTCTTTACATCTATGAACTTAGATTTAATCCCAAAGTGTGCAAATAAATCACTTAATGATAAATAAGTATTTCCATTGTACTTAACAGCTCCGTTACAACCCTTATAATCAATTACTTCGGCGCTAACTGGAAGTCCGGTATCTAAATCATATTCTATTGCTGCAGTTGTACTCATTTGTACACTTGCTAGATTTGAAGTAACTTCAGCCTGGCCAAGTTCAGCGTTCCAATTTACATTAAGTCCTGCTTTTTCTAATATACCTCTAAAAGGAGCGTAGGTATTACCTTTGTAATTTAGGATAGGCAGCTCTTCACTGATGTACTCAGATCCATTAACCATAACCTTGTAGTCAGCTTTATAGCAAAGAAACTCTTCGATAGCTGCGCTTGCTGGTATTATTGAAAACAGCATTGCACCGACTAGAAAGCCAATGACAAAATGTTTATATTTCTTCATATAAAAACCTCCAAACTATATATTTATGCTTTTAATATCATTATATACCTCTTTGGAATAAATATACAGCAACTATTTTCCGCGCCTTGGTAGGCGCTTTTATTATGACAAAATATGAAAGAAGGTGCGACATGAATGAATTTCAACATTTCGTTCGCCAACTGTGGGATAATGTAAGCCCTATTCTGGCATGCATTTGGGCATTTTTCTTCTGGATGATGTTTCCGGATGCAGCATACATACCAGCAGCCATAGCTGTAGGTATAGCTATTGGATTGGATCTCTTCACAAAGCTATATGCATTGGCCAGAAAAAACGGGGGGTATCTAAAAGCAATAGATAAACACATTATCAAATCAGATACCTTATGGCGAAAAACAAGTATCAAGCTTTATTCCTATCTTGTAATCTTCATCCTGGCGGGGCTATCAGCCAGAGTGACCCCGTTAGAAATCGTAGGCGTAGGGGTTGCTACATTTGCCTACTCCGTAATATTCATCCGGGAGCTGCAAAGCAATGCAGAAAATCTAATAGAGGCTGGAGCTGATTGGCTCAGGCCTTTTCTATCGTGGACAAAACAAAAGGAAAAAGACATTTATGTACAAGCAGGCATTGCGCCTGAACAAAAAAATGAAAATATGGAGGGATAAATCATGTTTAACATTCAAGAGATCATATGGTTCCTTATGATTGCAGTAATTATCATTTTGGGTATGGTACTTACGTATGGCAAGTTCATTGCACCACGAATTGGGAAGCCACTTCCTGAAAGCATAATGAAGACGGCAGAATCTTGCGCACTGCAGGCCGTTCTTTATATCGAGCAAAATTATATGCAAGGTGCCTCTGATGAAGCAAGGAGAGAAGCGGCGAGAGAAAAGTTAAAGCTCCTTTTATCAGCAGAAAAAATAAGCATATCTGATGCTGTGATGGATATTTTGATTGACGCATCGGTGGCTTACATGAACATTGTATTGCTTGGAAGGTCAGATAAATACATAAAGGATGTGAAGCTTAATGAATAAGAAGCCTTTATATTACAAGCAATCAGATCCTAAGTGGGGGAAAATACCCTATACAATTGATGGCGACAAAAATGAAACAATAGGAGCATCCGGATGCGGACCCACATGTGCAGCGATGATAATAGCTAGTGTTAAAAACCCTGCGATAACTCCGGTGGAAATGTGCAAATTGGCTATAGAGCTGAAAGACAGAACCGCAAACAATGGTACTGAGTGGGAGTTCTTTGGCAAGGTAGCAGCTAAGTATGGAATACAGTTCAAACAATCTGGGCACACCCAGGAAGCTATAGAAGCTTTAAAACAAGGTGCTTATGTTATCTGCAGCATGAAGCCAGGCAAATTTACAAGAGGCGGACATTACATACTTGCATGGGATTTCAAAGACAACAACTTGTTAGTGCATGACCCTGCTAGTACCTTGCAGGCACGTACCTACGGTGATATTAAAACCTTTGAAACTCAATGTAAACAGTACTTCATATTCTATGTAGGGCAAAAGATTGAGAACCCGACACTGAAAAGGGGTATGAATAACGGGTATGTCAAAAACCTGCAGGTGGCACTCAATAAATATGGTTATAAGCTTTCGGTAGACGGTGACTTTGGGGCAAAGACGGAGGGAGCTGTAAGAGATTTTCAGCGCTCTAAGGGACTTATTGCTGATGGCATTGTAGGACCTAAAACATGGAATAGACTTTATGAGGTGTAGCTTCGGCTGCACCTTTTTTTATTTTATACAGCATATAGTGCAATAAAAAATTATCCATGCTATATCAAGTGGGTTTACTTTTACTCTGTACTAGTGTAAAATTCAATTATATTTTGGATTAAACTGTAAAATAATTATTATGATTAACTTTGCATATAATAGTTTTGTAATAATTCTCAGTTATAAATATGAAAGGGAGGGGTAGCTGTGGACGATAAGGAACGAAAATTTACCTTAAAATTAGAAAGTAAAGAACACAAAGGCGATAGAGTTCCAGTGAAAGTGTTAGTCAAGACATTAGATGGCATACAAAAAGCAGTTTATGAACTTGGCAACTATAGGCTCAACAGAGATTCTACTCCTGGACCAAAACCTTTTGATCTAGAGAAGGACTGTGAGTTATATTTTGTTAAAGCTGAACAAGGTAGTGTGTTAGCGACTGTTGCTTTCCCAGAACGAGGCTATGATTTGGTTCCTAATTTACCAGATATGACTGATTATGTATATAACGATATGAAAAATGTTCTAACTAGCATTGCGAGTAAAAATAGAGCATTGTTCAAGGATACAGTGAAAGATCAAAGAGCAAGAAAAAGAATAATGAATAGCCTAGCGCCTGTTTTACCATCTGATAAAAATAAGTACGATTTATTATTTACATTCGACGATGGTAAGAAGCTGCAAAGAATAGAAAGACCAAAGTCGGATGAAATAAATGAATTTATTGATTTTGTTGAACTAATAGATGCTTCGCAGGATGACGACCTTATTGAGATAAAGGCTCTTTGTAAAGCAATAGTTAATGAAAATGGAAAGGTAGAGGTTAGAGAAGTTCTAGAATTTGAACTGCTGGATGATTTGAAACCTTATATCATTGAAAAAATCGAAGTTAATAATAAGATATTTGTTTTATCACAAGAAATAGTGTGTCCGGTAACAAGGGAAGAGGATTACATTATTATTGAGTATGAACCGCTGGGAATTGAGTCATACGCTAAAACACGTGATGCAGCAATTAACTCGTTTAACGAAGAATTTGCCATTTTATATCGCGTGTATTTATTAGAGGAGAATGAAAACTTAACCCAGGATGCCTTAAAGATCAAAGAACGGTTATATGAATTAATTGATGGGGTTCAACAGAGGATAGAGATGTAAGAGTGGAGGTACGTTAACTTGAATACTGCAAAGACAAAGGATATTAGAGCAAGTTTAAATAAAAAGGGATTTATTGAAGAAGAAGATAGAGACCACCGTTATTTCTTCTTAACAATCAATAATAAAAAAACAAGTATACGTACCAAACTTAGCCATGGTGACTCCGAAATAGATTCTTTTTTAATTGGGAAGATGGCGAAGCAGACAGGTTTGACAAATAAAGAGTTTGAAGACTTAATAAAATGTCCTTTAACTAAGGATGAATATATAAAGTTATTATTGGAAAGAGGGAAGGTTGTAATTTAGCTGGCTGCAAAGCCAGTTATTTTTTACTTCCAATACGAACATATGTTTGCTATAATATACTAAAAAGTTCATGGAGGGATAACATGGCTGGCAATAAATATCCAGTAGAGTGCATAGCAACGTTTGATCCAAAAGGCGGTATCAGACCTAATAGAGTTAAATTCGAAGATGAAGAAGGAGTCCATGTTATAAAGGTTGATAAGATTATTGAACAAGATGTGAAGAATACCTTTGGCACAATGAATGGCAATCAAAATAAAGCTTATACATTTAAGTGCGAGTCTGTAATAGATAAAATGCTAATTTCTTTCAGGCTACAGTATGATCAGCAATCATGTAAATGGCATATGCTTAAGGTGGTTTAAATTAGAATGACCATGCATATATATTACTGAGGTGATATGCATGAATGAGGACGATGCAAGAAAAATTGCCAAGGCATTTTTCGATGAACAAGAAGAACGAGATCGTATAGCTAAAGAACGCGAGAAGGCTGAAGAAGCAAGAAAGCAAAAATCAAGAACGAGAGCAGAGGCACTAAAGATTATCATCTTAGTAGTCGGTATTTATGTTATATGGCAAGCTATGAAACCAATATTAGAGTTTGCCGGTTGGTGAAAAAGGAATTTCCACATCTTCATAGAATACTCATCATAAAATACTAATGATGAGGTGATTCTGTGGGAATAAGGAATAGACTTAAAGAAATCCGAATGAAAGAATATATGTTGAGCCAGAAAGAATTTGCTGAAATTCTTGGTGTGCTACCCGATAACTACAGTAGAATTGAAAATAACAAAACACAGTTATCACTGGAAAGAGCTATATTGATTGCTAAAAAGCTTAATAAGAAGGTTGAAGATATATTTGAGGTTGAATGACCTCTTTTTTATTTGCTTATTTAATGTATTATTATAAATTTTTATTTTATGGACATACATAAATATATAGAACTATTAATAAATATATACAAATATCACCTAAATCAAAAGCAAAGAGTATAAACAAATTTATAAAAGGGGGTAAAAGTATATATGATTATTGGAGTAGACCTAGGTTACGGCTACACAAAGACCTCGGAAGGTATTGTTTTTCCTTCGAGAATCAGTACTCAGGAAACTATTTTAGAGGAAGGAAATATGCTGATTCTCGATAATAAGGCTTATACAGTAGGAGAAGGTAATGTAGAAGTAGATTTAAACAGAATTAACAAGGAACTTACAAGAGTATGCCTAATTGAAGCTCTAGCAAAGTCGAGTAATCAGAATGATTTTCAAGTTGTTGCCGGCTTACCTTTAGGACTTTTTAGCTCACAAAAGAATCTAATGAAACAAATGCTTTTGAGCAACAGATATGTTGAATTTGAGAGTAACAAACAAAAGAGAGCAATCGCCATTACCAAAGCAGAGGTATTCCCTCAGTGTCTTGGGGCTCACTATTCGCTCCCGGCTGCAGATGATACGGAAGACAGAATTTATATTGACATAGGCGGGCGTACAGTTATTATAGCACTCTTACAGGTGGTTAACGGCAAAAGGAAAGTTACACAGCACTCCACTATATATGAAGGAACTCTTACATTATTTTCAAAGATTGTAGCAGCAATCAATTCCAAGTATGAAACCCTATTTGAGATAGAGGATGGCGAGAGGATCCTTAAGAATGGTCTTAGCATTTATGGAGAGAAGCGGGATATAGGCTTTATAAGAAACATTATAGAAGAGCACACAGATAAGATAATGAAGGAGCTGCTGCTTAAATATCCGGTAAAGACTGCGAAAGTAACGCTAGCCGGTGGCGGTGCTTATGTATTGAAACAATTATTTGATAAGAGAATACCTGGAACCACAATAATACCAAATGCACAGTTTGCAAATGCAAATGGTTTTAAGAGGATAGGAGTGAGTTTATGGCAAAGGTATTAGTTAGCTTTAAACAAAAGGAGCAAGATCTATTCAATAAAGTATCAGAACAAGGAGATAAAAGTAATTTTATGAAAGATGCTCTTAAGTTCTATCTTAAGCATAAAGACCAAAAAAATAATATTACCCCAGCTGTAACTGAGGTAAAGAGTGAGGAAATCATTGATATCCTTGAAAGCCTATAGTATGCCCATGGCCGCGTATACTGCAGCTCCAGCGTGCAAGCCCGCTTGTGCTACGCAATATAGCGTATGATTAAAATTTTCAAATTATGCTAGTACATCTCAAATAATTCTAATGATAAGCCAATTCTACAAGATAAAGCACTCCTGAAGCTGCTATGCAGCAACCGCCAAATATTAAAAATCCCATAATATCACCTCAAATATATTATTTATTATAAGGAGGGTTTTTATGTATAAAAAAATATTAGTGTTCCTGCTAATTGCTATATTTATATTAACAACAACTGTTAGTGCTGCCAGTGGAGATGCTGACTTCTGGAAGCTCCTAGCTGCATTTAGAAAAGGTTTGTTTTGGGTAGGGGTATTCTCTAGCATATACGGATTATACCTGCAGATGCTGAAGCGTGACGATATGGGTAAGAAAATTGTTATTACCTGTGTGTTGACCTATATTGCAAGCTATGTAGTACCGAATGTATTCGTAATGATTGATCAGACTTTTGGGAAGTAGGTGGAGATATGTGGGATTTATTAGATAACCTCAAAAAGTTCAATGAGACCACACAGGAGTACTTTGATATCATAAAGACGGTATATCATTATATTACCCATCCTAAGGAACTGCTGATTTGGTTATGGAGTACTGCAGTTGATCTGAGTTTTTATGTTTGCTTATCTATATTTTGTATCTGCCTGGTGCTTCATCTTCTAGGTGTAAAAAAAGCAAGGTTATATGCTCAGATGTCTTTCTTCATATATCTGACTATCATGATATTTAATAAGGTGATGTAGCATGAAGTGGATGAAAGCAAGTGAATTCTTCAAAATCTACAATCCAAAGTACAGCATACTGAAGATTATTCCAGATACCTCAATAAGGAATTATGACAGCGAAAATATAGCAAGAGTTATCTGTAATATGTATAACCTTCCTATTGATAGACTAAAGTTTAAAAGCCATCAACTCACCTATAGGCTACCGAATAAAACCGCATTCTTCATTGACATAAGCCTAAAGGAAGTTAGCTTCTACATCATCACTCCGGAAGAATTTGAGAAACTGGTCATTGAGAAATGTAGCGGCACTTGGCCAAAAGCAACTATCCAAAGAGTAGGTCTAGTGTCGATGTTCTCCAGCAAGGCCGTCAAGCATGAACTAGTGTATAGGAAGGAAGATGCACTAAGCCTAAAGGTGGATAAAAAGAGCAATGAGCCGCTGAACAGTATATTGAATGTAATTGACATCATGGAGCAGGATGACAGGGTAGGGGTGTTATACAACTTCATGCCGGGCAATCAAGGCTCCTGGTATAATAAGCATCGTGACACCATGGAGAGAATTAAGAAGAATACTCCTGTCGATAAACAAAAGCTCAATATAGGATATATGCTGATGTACCTGATTGATGAGATTATGAAAATATTCATTATGACTTTTGAAGAGATGGCCAACTTTATAGGTGATGGCAAGAACATAACTGAAGGTCGTAAAGATGAAGGACCTGGCATGCAACTCTATAAAATGCTTTCCACAACAACACTCCGGAAGGCTGACAGAAATATTCTAGATGCACAGTTGTTGGTGATCAGTGAGAGTCAGAACGAAACAAGAGCTAAGAACAATGCTATAGCTGTATGCGAGAGTTATAAAACCATTTCAGAAGATAATAGCCTTTCTTATAGACCTACACTTTGTAGTTTTGATTATGAGAGCTTTAAAATCAAAGGTATAACTACTAACATAATCAGTACTGAAGAAGCTGCTAACTTAATTCAAATACCTGGAAGAACATTATTACAGCAGCACCCCAACATTGAGAAAGTGGATGTGCTTGAATGCCCAATACCAGAGGAAATAAGTAACGGGTATATATCCTTAGGGAGTGCACCATACAAAGGGCAAGAATATCCCACTTTTCTTCCGGATGAATACAACCTTGGGAATTTACCTCTAACGATCGTAGGTCCTCCGGGGAGCGGGAAAACCACTTATATTGCAAACTATGTTAAGTATGTAAGAAAACGTAAAGAGGCAGTAGTACTAATTGATTTTATAAAAAACTGTGAGCTATCAGAGGATATTGAAAAGATAATTCCAAAACAAGATCTAATAATAATTGACTGTTCAAACGAAGAACAATTGCAAGGAATGGGCTACAACGAAATTAAGCGTACTGGTAAAAGCGATTTTGAAAAGCTAAAGGCTGCCAATCTTATGGCTGAGCAGACGCTTGCTTTGGTTGATAGCATCAACAACGAAGGGCTTCCACTTACATCAAAGATGCGCAGGTATTTATCTGCTGCATGCAATGTGGCTTTTCTATTTGATATTAATATAAAATCTGCAATAATGTGCTTGCAGGATTACAGGAAAAGAGAAGAATATATTAAAGCAATACCAGAATCAATGAGAGCCCTCTTAGATGAGGAGATAGGAGCGTTAGAAGAACTCAACGAATATACACTTACAAAGGATCCTGACTCGAAAGAAGTTCTATCAGCGCTAACCGGTACTAGGGATAGTAAGATTGATGGGATATTAGATCGTATAAATCTCATTCGAGAGAATATTTATTTAAAATACATGTACAGCAAAAGCTGTTCTAGCAATATTGATTTTGTTCAGGCCATGGAGCAAGGGAAAGTAATACTTATCAAAATGCCAGAGGATACCTTCGGCAGCAAGATGGTCAAGAACGTACTGGTGACATACTTCTGCAGCAAGACTATTCTTTCAACCAAGATTAGGGGGGCAATGCATAAACAGCCTTCACGTTGCCACGAAATAATTGACGAACTATATCAAGCGCCGACTGCAGCTCGCTTGATTAAGGAAACTATCAATCAGGTGCGGAAGTTTGGCAAGAAATATGTATTTAGCTGCCACTATCTGAATCAGATTGGTACTTTAAAAGAAGAGCTCAAAAGCGGCAACAGCTCATATATGCTACTCCATGGAAGCGACAAAACAATATATAAGGAGCTGGAAGATGAGCTGAAGCCTTATGATGTTGAGGACCTTCTAAACTTAAAGAGATTTACTTCGCTAAACCTTATCAAGTACCAAAAGGGATATGCAAAGTTCATTAGCAAGCTTCCTGCACCGGTATAATTTCTAATAAACTCAAAGAATTATCAAAAATAATGAATAAAGGAGAAGCGTTGAAACTTCTCCTTTTGCATGCCTTTAATTCTTCTAATATTCTTCTAATAAACTTCTAATATTCTTCTAATAAATTAACCATATTTATATATATGCCAATTTGCACCAACAAGCGGTAAGCCTTGAAATTACTCTTTTCTTTATTGCTTATTTATGCTATTATTATAGTCATGTCAGTTCGTAACCAAACTGACTTATTTTTGTTTGGAGTTAGTAATTTCAATGCCTGTACGAATCGAAAATCGGATTTTTCTAATAAACTTCTAATGACCTTCAATTTTCTTGAAAAATGTCTCTTC